TGCCCTCTTCCAGCATCCGGTTCTGGCGTTCCTTGTTTCGGTGGCCTTCGAGGATGGTGCAATCGAAGTTCCTGACCACCTCATGAAAAACCCGCTGCAGGCGCGGGTCACAGGTAGCGAGCTTGGAGAGCGACTTGTCTGAGAAACTCGGCATCATTGGCCTCCAAAGAGCTTGAGCTTGATGGCGACACCGGCGATCAGCGCGAGGATGAGGCCGGTGGTGATGAGACGAACGACGGTCTGCCAGGCCGTGCGCTTGGCCATGCGAACGGCGCCCAAGAGCGAGCGCAGATCGCGAACGTCGTCCGCTGCGTGCTCGTCGACCAGGCCGACGTCGGCCAGCGCCCGCTTGGCGCCGCGCTCGGCGGCCAGTTCCAGGAGTCCCTCAAATTCCTCTTCGGGCATGCGGACATGCCCGTCCTTCATGGCGGGACTGTTCATTTTCTAGTTCCTTGGTGTTGAGGGTTGAATCAGGCGGCGAGATCTGCCGTATGCACTTGGTCGTCCTCGGCGACGGCGGTGATCTCGACCCGTTCGCCGCGCGGCTTGACGGCGATGACCCGGGCCTTGGTCCCCCAGGCATCGCCCGCTCCGAAGGCGAAGTGGGTGCGTTCCTCGGACGCGTCCGTATAGGGCGTAATGTCGATGGCCTCCAACAGATGGACTTGGCGGTCCTCGCCGGCCACTGCTTCCACCTGGAACGGCCCGGCGAGGCTGCCGTCCTGGCGGCGCAGCGCGACGTAATGGGTGGCTCCCGCCGTCCATTCCAGAGGCTCGGAGACGGTCAGGACCTCGGACGCCCCGTCCCAGTCCACCACCTCGCCGCCCTGGCCCCAGCGCGGCATGTCGTGGGTGACGGCGACCAGGTCGCCATAGGTCGGGATCATCCCGTCGAGCTCGGTCGCCCAGGAGACCAGCTTGCGCCGGTAGCGGTTGTCGGCGGCCATGTAGAGACCCTCCCGCGTCGCCTGGGCCTCGTCGGTGCAGCCGAACAGGGTTACTTTGGCGGGCTTCTCGGCGGCGCTGTCTGGGAGCGCCGCCGTTACCTCGTCGGGCTTCCAGGCGCGGGCGTTGAAGAACTCGACGGTGACCGCGTCCGCCGTGTCCTCGCCCGGCATGATGTATTGGACCTTGAAGGATCCCTTGACGATGTTGCGGGGTCCGAACATGGCGACGGGCAGCGTCTGCGCCGCGTCCCGGAACAGGCGCACGACGCCGCCTTGCAACACCGGCACCGCCCGGCCGCAACGGGCGATGCGGGTAAGCGCCTCCCAGACGGTCATGGAACTGTCGAATATGCCGTTGAATTCATCGCCTCTGGCGGACCAGACTTGATCGAGGCCGTACAACGCCTGGAGATCGATCCTGGTATCGGCGAGCTTGGCGCCATACTCCGCCCGGCAGGCATCGGCGAAGGCCCAAGCAATGGAGCGGGTGGGCGCGGGCGCGCTCCATCCCGTTACCGGGTCCCAGACCGGCAGCCCGCGGGTGACGATGCAGTTGATCATGCGCGACGAGCGCTGCGACAGGTTGTCGGTGGCCCGCATCTTCACCGCCAGCAGGGTCACGTCGCCGAAGTCCGGAGCGCCAGTGAGGTAGGAGCGGAGCGAAACCCAACGCAGTTCATGCCCGGCACGGGACGAAGTGTCCTTGGCGTCGGTGCGCAGGAGCTGGACCTCGTAACGTCCGGACGTGACCGGGTATTTGAAGCTGAGCCGGATCGCGGTGTTGGTTGACGCCGTGTGGGTCTCGCTGCCCAGCGTGGTCCAGGCGCCGGTCGCCACGCCGTCGTCGTCGATGGTCCGGGCCTGCACATCCCAGGTGATGGTGCGGGAATCCAAGCCGCCGCTGTCGTTGGCATAATAGAGGCCGCGGGGGAAAACCACGTCGATGCCGATGTCGCCGGCCTGGGTCTCCGCTGGGTTGGCGGCGAAGGGGCCGACCCAGTCACCGCCATCGGCCGTACTCAGCAGCTCCTGGCCGGCGATTTCAGGCGCCGTGACCACATCGGTCTCGAACAGGGTCACGGACCCGGCTGGCCCGACGACTTGCGTTTCCACCTCCTCGAAAGACCCGATGGGGGTGTCCTCGATGCGCACCTGTTCGAGGTCGTACTCGCCCTGGCCGATGACGTGAAGCTGGTAGAGATACTGGTCGCCCCCCGAGAACTCCTGATAGGGCTGAGTGGCCAGGTCCGGATAGATCAGGTGCCGCCCGTAGAGCACCGGGATCGGCTGGCCGAGCCTCGCCTCGTTGCCCTGGGCGATGAGCGAATAGGTCGGGCTCGGCGCCGGCGGCGCGCCGACGGAACCGAAGCTCATGGACGGAACGGAAGGTTTGGGCGCCGGAATGACGGCGTTGATCAGGGCGCTGCCGGCAAGCGATATGACACCGCCCAGCACCGTGCCCCAGCCGATCTCAAACGCGGTTCCGGCGAACAGCCCGCCGGTCAGGCCCAAGGATCCGGCGAGCATGCTTCCCAACCCCGGCGCCGCCACCATCAAGGCGATGGAAAGGACGGTCTTGAGCGGGTTTTTGCCGCCCCCGCCTCCACCGCCGCCGTGGGGCAGGGCGACGAAGGTCACCACATCGCCGTCGCCGATGACCGTGGTATCCCAGTCGGCCCGCAGCAGGGCTTGTCCGTTATGAAGGCAGATGGTCGGTCGCTGAAACTCCCCGATCTCTCGTTTGTCCAGCCAGTGCGCGATGGTGACCGGACGTGCCACGGGCATGACCTCCCGCCCCCACTCCGGTTGGAACGGGTTATTCATCATGACGACGCAGGCTTGCATTATTCGATAAACCTGTAGGCACCCTCGACGCGCCAGCCATTGAGGGCCAGTGACGTAAGAGATTGAAAAGCCACCCCGGCCTCCTGGGAGCAATGGAGGACGCCACCAGCGTCCACATCGAGCCAAACGCCGACGTGGATGGGATAGCGGGCCTGACGCATAAGCACGCAATCACCCTCGATCGCATCCGCGACCAGTTTCCAACGCCGCCGTTCCGGGTGATCCCGAAACCCGCGCGCAATGGAGAGAACATCTTCGGGATTTGGAATACCCGGCAACCTCCGACCGAAGTGCTGTTTCTGGACATGACGCACGAAGGCCCAGCAGTGATAATTGTCCGGCCCTTCCCCGTCTGGTGACCAGGGAATGCCGACATAGCGTTCTGCCCAATGCATTGATTTATCCTTGAAACTTACCGAGCCAATCCCGGAAACCGCTTCGCCGCGTAGATTCCCGCCGGAACTCGACCCGAGCGGATCGTGTGGTAAATTCGGCAAACTAAAACTCAGTGGCTGGAGCCTTAATGAAACAACCGTCACTCAAGTACGTTGGCGACAAAAGGATACGTAATCTGCTGGCCCGCTATGCCTGTCCCGTCCCGTTTCATGCCGTGCGCACGCGATTACTCGGCAATATCGCCACCCCCAGGCTCGATGCGTCGCCCGTCCAGACCGTCAAGGACCTTTGGGGCGGCGAGTTGCCTGAGTTCGACGACATGGATGCCGTTAATTTGCTGTTTCAGGACCTGATGAGCCTCTGGAATAGCCTGGCCAAACATCAGTCCCGTTCAAAGCCCTTCAAACTGTCGCGTGAAGGCATGGGATCAAGCGACGATGATCTCCGGCGATTGTGCGAGGTCCGCACGGAAGAACTCGAAGGCTTCATCGACGGCCTGTTCGGAGCCGACGAAGACGTCGACCTGCTCGAACGCGCTGTTGAAGGCATGGAGCAGATCGGAGAAATCAACGCCATGATTCGCGGTGTTCTCGATCTTTTGGATAGGCCGGCCATGCCGCCCGCGACAGACAAGGAGCGTGCCGCCACGCTAAAAAACGTGAAGAATCTCTCGCGCATCGCGGAGAAGGAAATCCACGCGGTCATTCTGTCGTGCAAACGAGCACGGGCACAGTCAATCCCTCAATCTGGGCCACCGCCAACGTTTCATTGAACGGCATCGTTCAAGATATCCCCAACAGTTAACGCGTCATCTCGCCAACCCCGGAAACCGCTTGGCCGTGTAGGTCTCCGACGGGAACGCCTTGTTGCCGATGTCGAGCATGCGGGCCCGCCCCGTGACCTGGAGCGCATTGGCCTCCACCTCGGTCAGCACCAGGGTGATCGGCGGGTCCATCTGGGGTCCTTCTAGGTCGGTGGAGAGATACGGCCGGTAGGCGATCTCGATTTTGTCCTGGGTCGCCACCGCCGCGTCCAGATGGCGGACGATTTCGCGTGACACGTTATCGAGCGTCACCGTGATCTCCGGCACCGGGGCGGTGTCGATGGGTGGCAGGGATAGGTCGAAGGCGAGGGCCACGAAGGTGACCATTACCCCGCCATCCAGCGGCGCGCCCGGTTCCAGCCGCGCCGTCAGATCGGCGTGGTCGCGCACGACACGGATGGCGGTGGGATCGCCGGCGTCATCGACGAACGCCGGATGACGCAATTCCAGCGTATGCAGGATGACCACGTCGGACGGCGCCGCGGCGTAGGCCTCCTTGATGGCCTGGGAAAGCGCCGGATCGGGCATGTCACGATGCCGTTGTTGCCGAAGCGCCTGGATAGAGACCGAGCGCCGCTTTCTCCGACCGCGCCGCGTTCACCAGCCCCTCGACGAAGGCCTTGTAGTCCTGGTCGTCCTCGCGTAGCGCCTGCAGCTCGTCGTTCAGGCTGTAGCGCTCCCGGATGGCCCGCGACACGTGGGCGTCGATCTCCTTGCAGGGATCGGCCTGCTTGCGTATTCGCTTAAAGACGTCCGCGTCCTTCTTGAACGTCAGCGGTCCCCGCAGGTTGACGATTTTCTTCTGGCGCGGCAGCTTGAAGCCGTCGGCGATGGAGCAATAGTGCACGCCGTCGATGGCGCAGAGGTAGATGTACGGCTGGACGGGCGGAGCGGGATACCCGTCGGCGTCCAATTGGGGCTCGCCGGCGGGGGCTTGCGGCGGCGTGAACCCGCCGTCAGGCGTGTCCAGCCAGGAATATATCTTGGTCATGCTGTCGATCTCCTACATGTGAACGGGTTGGGGGATGTAGACGGCGCCGTTGGGGTGCTGACCGGCGCTGTAGCTGCTGGAAGCGCCGCAGACGAACAGCCTGCCGTCGTCGAGAAGCCAGACGCCGTCGGTGCTCGAAGAATTGCTGTAGCCGCCGATCTCCTTGACGACGCCCTGGCATCCGGCGGGCAGATGGACCATCTGGAAGCTGTTTCTCTGGGCTGTATCGCCCATGCCGAGCTGGCCGTTGCCGTTGTAGCCGCAGGCAAACGCCCCGCCTTCGTCGTCGAGCAGGTAGGTCTGGCCGTAGGAACCGGTGCCGTTGCACAATACCTGTTTGACGCCGGCGGCGCCGGCAACCGTCCTCTGGCCGGGGGCGTTCTGCTGAACGGCGTCGCCGGCGCCCAACTGGCCGTATCCGTTATGGCCCCAGCTGTGCAGGGTCCCGTCGGTCTTGACCGCGAAGGCAAAGGTGTAATTGCCGCCGCCGCAATAGAGATCGCGCACGGCGCTCAGACCGGCAAGCTTGAGGGGCGTGCTTCGATTGGCCGTGCTGCCGTCGCCAAGCTGGCCGTAGGCGTTATAGCCGACCGAGTAGACATCGCCGTTTTCGCACAGGAAATACGTGGTCCCGTAGCTGCCGCTGCCGGTGGAGCGGACATACTTGACCGGCGTGGCGATGGCGATCGGCGCCGGGGTGGTCTGCTGGGCGGTGTTGCCGTTGCCCAGTTGCCCATAGCCATTGTAGCCCCAGGCGTAGACCGAGCCGTCGTCGGCGACGGCGTGGAAATAGCCGTAGTTGCCCCCGGCGCCGATGACCCGGGTGACGGCCTTGTTGTCGAAGTAGCTGGGGTTGATCTGATAGGCG